CCTGGCCGCCGGACGCGAACCACGAGACGTTGAACTCCCGGATGGCGCCGAGCTCGGCGATCGTCGCGATGGACGAGACCCACTTCGGGAGGCCATACCAGAGGGAGCGCGGCGTGTACGTCTTGAAGATGATGAGCTCGGACGCGACGTAAGCGTCGTCCATCTCATCGGCCTGCTTTCGGTCCTTGCTCTTCCCCTTCGTCCACTCGAAGACCTCGCCGGTCTCGTTGTTGATCGTGCACTCGGCGCCGAACTTCTTGAAGTACCGGACGCGACCGGCGCGGATCTGGACCCACTTGCGGGGGTCGAGCGAGGCCCGAATCGTGTGCGACGGGATGGGGTAGATGGCGGCGACCTTCCCGTGCTTGCCGGGCTCGCCGTCGTTGTCCACGCGCACGACCTCCCAGACGCCCCAGCCTATCGCCTCCGTCTCCCAAGCGGCCTGGGTGAGGAGCTCGGTAAACGAGAGCTCCGGGGTGAGGTCCTCCATTATGACCCTCAGCTGCTCCGGGACCTCTGACTCGATGAGGCTCTCGTCGGACTCCTTGCCCTCACGTGGCTCGAACGCCCAACCGCGACCACAGGCGTCGACCGACTTGGCTGCGAGGCACGCGGCGTGGAACGTGTTCTCCTCCGTGAGGTTCAGGAGGCGCTCAGGTGGGAGCGGCGGCTCGAGCGCGATCCCCTGGACGTAGAACGTCGTGAAGGGGTCGCGGAGCTGCCGGGACGGCGGCGGCTCGTTGCCGCCCTCGGCCTTGGACACGTTGACGACGGAGACGTTACTCTCGTCCTTCGACGACACGCCCCAATGCGTGATGTTCGCGCGCGCAGCGCGCTCTCTCGGGCTCTCGGAGAGGTAGGTGAAGGCGGACTCCGACGCGGGCTCCAGCTGCCCCTTACTCGCCACGGCGGCCTTCTCTATGGCTTTGCGCTGGCGCTTCGTACCATACAACCAAGAGTCCCGGGCCATGCGTTCCCCTCTCAACTCACTCGGGCGTGGGCCAGTTCGTGCGGTCCAGCAGGAAGTGCCGGTCCTCCCGGTGCGCCTCCAGCAGATCTATGACGATAGTCGCGGTGGGTCCGATGATGCCGCAGTGCCCGCGCTCGCTGAGCTCCTGGCAGACCTTGAACAGCCGGGTGCCCTTCGGCACAGACTTGGCGACTCGGACGTCAACCATGAGCCACTCGCCCACGCGCGTCGGGCCCATGATGGGGCCCGGATCGACGGCGAGCTCCGGCGGCGTGATCACGCCCTCGGGGAGAGCGAGCCCGCCACCGTCGCGCACGACCTTGCCCTTCTCGTCAACGATGAACCTTCCACGAACGTCGCGGTGGGGCGGCATCATAAACTTATTCTACCATCGTTTTTGGCATCTGGCCTAGTCCGCGCCACGCCACCCGGCACGCACGACACTCCGCGCGGTGCGTGACGTCGTCGACGTCGTGAGCGACCCGCGACTCCGCCCGCTTGACGTACTGGGTATCCGGCCCCTCGCGCGGGTCGCGATACTTCTCCATCCCCGCCTCCATCCTCGAGGTGGACAGTGTCCACCCCGTGGTCATGGGCGCGAACCCGCGCAGCATGCGGTCCAGGAGCCAGGTGACCGCCTGGCTGGACGAGTCGACCCAGTCGTCGTGCGCGCCGTTCGGGAAGACGCGGAACTCCTCGATGTACTGCTCGACCCACCCAGCTATAGACGGGTCCGGCAGCCAGATGTTCCCGGCCTCACAGTACGGCTGCATCGCCGACGCGCGCGACTCCTTGCCGCCGCGCGGCTCGACGGCGATCAACCCGGGGACCGTGTGCTGGAGGTCCTCGACGACCGCGGTCCCGTTGGCTTTGTCCTCGACCAGCTTCGCGTGGATCGTCGGCCACAGCGCCGAGCAGCTCTTCACCGCGGCCTTCGACGCGCTGAAACCGAGCTGATCGTGGACCGTGTGCGGGAGGAGGTAGAAGTCGGCGCCCTTGCGCACCCACCCCGTGCCCGCGACGAAGTCGGACGACTTCAGGTCCTTGAACGCCATGTCCCAGCTCCAGCACTTGTCGTCCGCCGCCGCGATCAGCATCTCCGGCACGACGTTGTAGAACTTCCACCACCCGCGCTTGAACATCCCGCCCTCGGAGGGCGCCGGCCGCTGCTGGTACTGGCCCGCGTAGACGTACGTCGACAGGCGCGGCGGCTTCTGCTCCCGCTCTATCCGCTCGCGCGGGAATCGCTCCGGCCAGAGTAGCTCACCCTCCTCTGTGCGCGGGTCCTGCCAGCCGGCGCGAGCCGGGCCTCGCGCGACTTTCACGGGCCCGTCCGGTAGGCTGACCGTCGGCGGCTCGTACTCCTGCGGGAGGCAGAGGTGCGTGTAGCCGCCGCGCTCTATGACGTCGCCGGAGAGGTCCTTCTCGTGAAGGCGCTGCATGACGACGAGCCGCAGGGTCAGGCCCCGGCGGCCGGTCCTGGACTGCATCGTGACGTTCCACCAGTCGAGGACGGACTGCCGCGTCACGTCGGACGCGACCTCGTCCGCCTTGTGTGGGTCGTCGACGCCGACCAGGTCGCCGCCCTCTCCGGTCCCGAGTCCGCCCGGGGACGTCGCGATGCGGAACCCCTTCTTGTCCGTCTCGAACCTGACCTGGGCGTCCGCGTCCTCCGCGAGCTTGAACCTGCCTCCCCACCGGCGCTGATACCACTGGCTGATGATGAGGCGGTGCGTCTCGCGCGAGTCACGCATGGCGAAGCTCTGGGAGTAGGACGCGTAGATAGAGCGAAACGCTGGGTCCCTGGTCCAGACCCACGCGGGGAGCATCACGCAGCAGAGGCACGACTTGCCGTGACGCGGAGGGATGTTGATCAGCAGCGCCTCGAATTCCCGCTCGTAGAGTGCCTGGAGGTGGTCGCAGACCGCCCCGACGTGCCAGTTGTCTTGAAGCGGCTCTCCCGGGACGACGATGGGCCACGCCTCTTGGACGAAGGTGTGGAGATTCTCCTCGCACGCGACCGTGACGAGAGCCTCTTCTTCCTCCAGCGTAACGGCCCCCGGCTCAGCCATTCGGAGTTACGTCGACGACCGTCGACTCCGCGAGCGCGCGTCGGCGCCGGACGAAGTCGAGCTGAGTCTTCTTCTCCTCTGGCGAGAGGCTAGACCAGAACGCGCGGGCGATGGCCACCGCGGGAGATTCCTGCGTGGTAATCTCGATCTCCTGTTTCGGCTTCCCATACCCGTATTCCAGGAGCTTGTTGAAGACGGACGGCTCGATCGTCCCCGTCTCCGCCTGCGCTATCAACCGAGCGACGACGACCTCGTTTCCGAGAGTGATCTCCTGCGCGATGGCGCGCACGAGCTTGGTGGCCTTGTTCGGCGTGCCCTTCGCGCGCCCGAACCCAGCGCGGCGACCGGGCATGTCACGACCTCGCCTCTTCTTTGGCTTGGCAGGAACCTCCACTACCGGTGTCTTCGTCATAGTTCTAAATTATATGGTCAGTTATGCGCCAGAGTAGGACGAGTGCGTCAAGTGGTACCGGTCACAGCGTGGGCAGAGATAGACGCGGTTCGGCGGCTCCGCCGCCCTGGACGGGTTCCGCTTCCACTGATTTCGCGCGACACCCAGAGCGGTCTCCGCGGCCATGCGATTCGGGTACCCGCGCTTCTCAGGACAGGCGGCCATCAGACGTACTCCCGCCCCACCCCCGCGTCGCCGAGCTTCGCCTTGGGATTGTGGACTGCGATGTAGCCGTCCAGCTTCCCGAGATGGACGACGGCCTGCCGCGTGGCGGCCGGGCCACGGAGGTCCTCCGGCAGGCGCCGCCAGCACCCGAGGCAGAACAGGCCGTTCTTCCCTGGGGCCTTCTGGCAGCCGAGCGCCGCGCACGTCACGAGGCGTCGCCCTCGAACTGCGCTTTGAGTAACTCCCCCTTATACCACTCGGGCAGCCCGCTCGTCACACCGCGGCGAATCTTGTCCTCCGCCCAGGCGAACAGCGCATCCTTGATCGCGCCCTCCTCCTCCTTCACGATGTCCGGCCAGACCTCGCGCATCAGCGCGCCGATGTCCTTGGGCGAGCCGTCGATCAGCCCGCGCTCGCGAAGGTGTATCAGCGCCTTCTGCCAGCGCGCGGGCGTCTTGTACCGCTCGATGATCTGCTGGAGGACGTCAACCTTCTCCGCCTTACCCGTCTTCCACTCGCCCGCGTGGACCTCCTTGTACGCCTCGCTCACGAACTTGCCCATGAGGACCTTCTTGTCCTGCCCGAAGAGCGCGTAGTTCTTGACCACCACGCCCTCGATCTTCTGGCCGCCGAGGACGCTCTCGCGCGAGAGGTACTCGCGGAACTGCTCCAGGGACTCGACCCTCCCGTCGAAGAGGCGGGGCACCACCTCCAGTCCGAGGCGCTCCGCCTCGTTGCACACGAACTCCCACGACAGGTAGTCCTCCTCGGAGGGGTTGATGTCAAACAGGATGATGTGGTTCTGAGGGACGCGGTCGTATGCGAGCACGTTGTGCTTCGGCTTCGCGAGGAACTCGCCCCGGTACGTCCAGCCCGGCGTCAGCCGGTGCTCGTTCTCCCGGACCCACGCCACGCCGGCGGCGAACATCTTCTCGGGGGCCTCGGGGACCATCTCCGCGCCCTTAGACCGGACGCGCAGGCGATATACGGCGCTGTGGTCGGAGTACTGCCCGTCGAGCTCCTCCTTGAATACGCCAAACGAGAACTGCGAGCCGTCGACCTTCTCCTCGACCAAGACGCGGGACGTGAGCAGATCCTTGACGTAGCGGTGTCCCATGTTGAAGATCTGCGGGTACGAGTGCCACGAGGTCGCCACGGTCACCCCCGCTTCCTGTAGAGCTGGTGCCCGCGCTCGCAGACGCGCCAGCGTGAGTGCTGGGACCGCGAGTTCTTCGACCCGCCGCGGGGCGGCGCGAACTTCGGACGCGTCAGCTCTCCGCAGACCCCACACTTCGGCAGGTCGTACTTGGTCTCCCTAGCCATTGACCGCCTCCCTCGCGCGCTTGCGTTCAGCGAACCCTCGCATAAGATTGACGAGGTCAACCCAACCCGCCGCGTACGTGCCGACGCCGTTCTCCCCGCGGGCGATACGCTCCGCGCAGCCCCACATAAACTCCGGACTCACGACCGGGTCAAACGGTCCGACGGTGAGCGACGGAGAGCGTATGCCCACGTGCCTGAACTCCATGCACTCCGACGCTGCGGCGCGGTCCCTGTCATAGAGGTGCAGGCTGCCCGCGACGTGAGTGTACGTCCCCATCTCCACGCCCAGGCGCGACGCCACGAGTGACTGGAGCCGACAGAAGAGCGGCACGTCGTACGGGGTGCCCAACCACAGGTCATTCGACCTCATCACCACCATCATGTGCAGCCGGTCGCGACGGAGAAGGAACTGAAGCATGACCGTGCAGGGGACGTCCCTGGTCTTCGGAGGCGACGGGCGCCAGATAGTGATGACCGCCTGGCGCGAGTCCCGGTCATCGAGTGCCTCCATCACGTACGGGAGCTGTGCCACGATAGGCGGCCCATATGCGCCGAAGAACCTGGCATTGTGGATGATGCCCTCGGATATACCGGGCCTGCTGACGATCTTGTCCTGGTCCGCGAACTGCCGAATGTTCGAGTTGTAGAACGCGAGCGTCTCCACCTCATCCTGCCCCGACACGACCCACAGGAACTCCGCCGCGCCGAACGCGTGGTTCAGCTTCCGCTTCGGGCAAGTCACGACCGCGCGGGATGGCTCGGTCAGCACGAACGAGACCCCGAGCTGCTCCAACGTGCCGTGACCGCGCGGCGTCGCCGGCTGCCCGCTGTCCAGGCAGCCACGCAGGAGCGCGGGCCACCCATAGTCCATGTCGTCGAACGCGAGGGCGGCGGTGTGGCCGACGACTCCGCGGTTCACCGCTTGGCCCCCATCGCGTACACGACGTCCACGACCGTGCCGGTGACGCCGTGGGGCGGAGGAATGAAAGGGTCCCATCGCGCCCGGATCTTCGCGAGGCGACTGCGGCGCCACTCGACGTCGAACTTCGCGATGATGTCCCGGACGTCTTGCTCCCGGGCGAAGTCCTCTTTGAGCGCCTTGAATCGCGCGATGACCGCCTCCGGGTCGTCCTCCATCAAGACGAGCAGGCACCCGCGGTCGAGCAGCCGCTCCTCGACGAGTCGCATGGCCGTGTGATCCAGCGGCAGGGTCCCGCGGTAGATCGGCCCGTAGACGCTCTCGCCCACGTGGAATCGGTCCGCGATGAAGTGCCCTTTCTCATGATCCAACACGTCGAGGTACTCCTGGAGCGCAGCGTCCGGCCCAGTCGTCTGAGACGACTTCACCATCGGCCACCCGAGCGCCTCGTGCAGCGCAGCGACGAGGCTGGTCTTCCCGGTCTTGTCGCACCCCTCGACGACGACCACGAACTGGTCGCTCATACCTCCCCTTTCTTGGCTATCCTTGCGCGCAGCCGCGCGAGGTCCGTCCTCGTGAACAAGCGCGGCGTACCGTCTGTCCGAGAGCCGAAGACCGTTTTGGTCGCCGAAAGGACCTCATCGTCCTCCCGCCCTTCCGCTATGAGTATCCGAGCGAGCGACGTCGGGCCAGGCAGCTCCAGCCACTCAGCCCGAACATCCACAACGGGTAGAGTCCGGACCTGCCGCGACATGCTCATGGTTTCCGTTCCCGCCGCCATCCCCACACACTTCCGCAGGAAGATTTTCCGCCAATCAGACACTATGCGGCCATCCGAGTCGACCGCGTAGCAGATAAGATTCTTCGACATACCCACCGTGATTATCTGCCCGCACCCGCAGGAGCACGGGGACGTCTTCTTCGCGTCTGACCTGCACGGCGCGAACGCCCACTCGGGCTCCTCGGCGCCCCCTAGAGCCGCTCCCATCACCGGGATGCCTGCTGACATGGCTTCCGGGCCCTGGATGTCATACTGGGCCCCTTCCGGCGCCTCCGCGGCGTCTTCGGGGGCCTCCGCCGGCGCCTGGCGCGGGGCGTCCGAGCAGCAGTCGAAGGCGGCCTCGGAACGCTCCAGGACCTCCCTGTCGCCCCTGAGGTACGCGGCCGCCTCGCCCGCCAACCAGTCCGCCACCGGCGGGCAGACCGTCTTGCCCATGACGGTGAGGTTCTCCTGCACGGACGCCTCGCGGAAGACGAAGTCGTCCGGGTAGCCCTGGAGTCGCAGGAGCTCCCGCATGGTGAGCAGCCGGTCCTCGGTCGGGTGGATGAACTTCGGGTTGTTCCCGAAGACGACGAGCGTCGGCACGTCGTCGGCCGGGCAGCGCACGGGGGACTTGACCCCGAACGGCCAACCCGAGCTGGTGAGGTAGTCCGCGACGGAGGGCGAGACTTTCCTGACCACCTCCGGGTCGAGGTTCCTGAGCTGGCGCCCGGGCGGGATGATCGGGAAGCACGCCTCCACGTCTTTCGGCGTGACGCCGTGCTTCCGGCTGTAGCGGAGGCACGTCAGGTCCATGGGCGCGTCCGGCGGCGCGTCGGCGATCGTCTCGGTCACGGACCGCCGCGGGAGCGGCGACCACTCCGGCGCGAAGACGCCGCCGCGCGTGAAGACCATGAAGACGCGGGGGCGGACCTGCGGGAGCCCCTGGTCCACCGCGTTGACGAAGAACCACGCCAGGGAGTACTTGAACTCCCCGGCGAGCGCGCGGTACACGTGGGCGCCCTTCGCGTACGCGTTGCGGACCGACTCCACGGCGACGACCCTGGCGCCGACCGCGTCCCCGACGGCGAGGACGTCGCGCGCCCAGTCGGCGGACAGGCTGTCGCCCTCGCGCTTCATGGTGCGACTCGCGTCGCTCCAGCTGGCGCACGGCGGATTCCCGAACACGAAGTCGACCCGGCCGTACTGCGAGAGCGGCCACGTCGCCGTCTTGCTGATCACCGCCGGCACGCCTGGCCGGTGCGCCCGCCAGCTCTTGACGCCGAGCATCCCGCGCTCGAGGTGGGCGAGGACGTCGAAGTGCCTCTCGACCCCGAGCGTGAAGCCCCCCGCGAAGATGTGGCAGCCTAACGCTCGCATCAGTTCTGAGGGCCCATGTAGAACGCGCGCTCTAGGTCCTCCGGCGTTGCCCTGCGCGCACAGTCATTGCACCAGTGGCTCCTCTTCCACGCGCGGGTC